TTCTTCAAATGCCTTCTTAGCCATGTGTATAGAGAAGTTTCCTTGATGATGGTCATGACATAACGGAATTACGTGGAAGTGGCTTGTACGCCTTCCTATGCCAGTTCCAGGGGGTCTTATATGGTGTAGGTTAGCTGGTCTTTCACAAACATAGCAGCCAAGCTCAGCCACCCACCTCATATGTTCTTTTTCTTCCTTTGTCGCCATTATTTCTTTTTCATTTTAGCAATGATCTTTTTTTTCAAAGCATCTGGTAATGTTTTTTGTTTTGAGCTTAACTTGCTTTTTGCAGCAGGTCTTCCTTTTTTTGAACCATAGGTTCCTTTTCCGTAGGGCATTGTTCCTCCATTACTTGTTCGTATGTTGATCTGCATCCATCTGGTGTTGCAGCACTTGCCATCTGTATTGCTTGTATATCATTTTCTGCTGAATATACAATCTCTCTTTTGAGAGTGTCATCTTGCCATATGTTTACTTTGTAATTCATGTTCTCTCCTTTTGTTTAATGGAAGGGAGAACCTTATAGAACTAAAAAAATTTTTGAAACGCACTTAACAAAGCTAACGCCCTTGTCCTTTGTACCTAGTTTGTTTCTTCTGCCTTTTGGCAGATTTGTTCTGACTCTTTGTATGAACGCCTTTTCTTTTCTTAGGCTTATCTCTTGGTATGAAATGTGTGAACTTCTGTTTTGCCATGTTTACCTTTTTGAACCCTGTTGTCTGTGAGATACGCCTCGTCAGCTATGGCTGATGATTTTTGCCCCCACCCTCCGACTCTCTGAGTCTACGTGGAGTGGGTGCATACCAACGCCTCACGTTAAATCAATATTAATCTTAATATCCCCCTGTATGTTGTGAGATACCTTATCTGGTGCTCTCAACCCTACTCTATCGAGAATATCTCTACTAGCTTCTAGTTGAACGTATTCACTCCTCGCCCCTGTGGATAGCTCGATAAGTCTTTTACTCGCACTTACTGCACCAAGTCCAAGAGTTTGTGCAACACGTTGTTGCATATACTGTTGTACCTTTGGTAAACGTAGTGTGCGAGAAGCACTTACTCTCGCTGAATCTTTACTAACTTCTGTTGAATATCCTGCCTTTTTAGCAGCTTCTGTTATACTACACCCTGTAGCTACTATTGTATCTACTAAGGCTCGTTGTTTCTCTGTAAGATCGTCTTTCATAACACTTATTTATTCTACCCTTATAGGTACGTAGATATTTAATTTCATTGTGTCAAGAGAAATAACAGAACTTTAGTGGTATTGGAAACTCACATAACTATATCTTGTATGGCGACTTACAGGCTCTAGTGCTAAAGCACCCAAGCCCTTCGGTCTTGTCCCTAAAGGGTAACGATCCTGGTCGCATTGATCAATCCTCTGGATTGCTCTGATAGAGTTGCCAAAGGCAACGCTTACAACCCCATACGCAATTTTCTAAAGAAACCGTTCGCTGTTGCTCACTATTGCTATGGGTCCCCCCCCACACACGTGGATTAATGTGCTTGTATCATGAGTTTGCCTTAATGAACAGTGCAAGGGACATCAACGCCTCACCTAAAGGTGATTCCCCTTCGGGTGCGTTGTGTCGCACTGTATCATTAAGCTTTGCCTCATGATGACTGCACACCTTAACCACATGCGTTATGCCATGTCGGTTATAAAGTAAACGATAACAGAAAGGTTACAATGGAGTACGTTAAATACTATGAGTTGATAACAGATGAACACGATAGAAAAAGAGTTGTTGAGTTATCAATGTTGAAAGAAGAAGCTATAATGAAAGCTGACTATGATAAAGTTAGTGAAATAGATAGCGAAATAAATAATATAACTAAAGGAGTTAGATATGATGGGTAGTGAATTAAATCAACAAGATTATTCAGATAGTAGATTAGATGATATGCAAGATGTATTAGATTGTGTTGATATGAAAGCTGGTGTTACTGGCTTTTTCAATACAGTTATATCACCATTTGCTGATCATCCAGACTGGTCAATGTTGGCTGAATGGAATGCTAATAGTATTATTGGTGTATTCCAAAGACATCATGAGCAATGTATCAAAAGTCTAGATAAAACAAAAGATCTTATGCAGACTGCGTTACGAGAAGATGTTGGTAATGAGATTACTAAGCTAAATGTTGACAAGTTAATCTTTAGACGTGATGCTCAAGAAGTTAATATCAAAAGAGCTAAGTCTATATTGAATGAGTTTCTTCTATGTTATGAAACTACCTTTGGTAAGAAGTTTATGCCTCAAAGCAAAGCTCCTGTCAAAGATGTAACTAAACAGATGAAAGAATACAATATGACTAGACTAAAAGAAGCTCTAGGTAAGTAATAATAAACAATTAAACCCGGTACTCTTAACAAAGTACTGGGTTTTTTTTATCGTTACAGCCCATTTTCAAAACGTTCGGCGTTGAAAATCATTGGGCGTTGCTGCCGAAATTATATAACTAATAAACAAAGGAGAATACTATGTTAAATAAATTACAAAACTGGCTAATGAATGTTGCTGCCAAATGGATTTGGATTGCAATCATGTTGCCAATTAGAATCATTCTAGGTTTGTTCTTTGCTATATCAAAGCATATGCCTACTAAGGTTGAATTACCTTACAAAGTTGTTAAGAATGAACCTAAAAGGGAATGGTATAAATAATGGATATAATTATGAGAATCATGATGACACTAACAGGACTTATACTAGGTATGTTAGGTATGATAACAGCAATACATTCTGATCACTATTTATTAGGGATCTTAATTAGTTTTGCTGGTCTTGTAACAATGTTATCAGGACTACCAGATAACCAAAGGAACAGATGACTAGATACAAACAACATATAATAGATGAACTAGCTAAGTTGCAATTTGATTATGCAGAATGCAAAATTGAAATGGCTGAATTTATTTCTGGTATAACTAGACTAGGAGTAGATTCGCCAGGCGACATAGAGGAGCATAGATCTAATGCAGAAGAAGCAAGATACGACTACAAAGTATCTCAACATCAAAATAAGTTTTAAAGAAGTATTTGATTTACAAGAAATACTAAAACTATATTTTTTAGAACAAGAAGCATTAGCTTATAAAAATACTAAAGATATTAAATGTTATAACTTTAATGAAAGATTAAAGCATTTAGTAGCATTGTATGAATTAGAGAATCCTAGCGTAGAAGATTAGTCAGTTCATTACTGCTCCCTGCTTCTACGATAAACACACAGTTGCGTTGCACTGTGGGGATTAAGCAACGCACATAGCTATCCCAAGAAATGAGATAGCTTTATAACAGAAAGAAAGAAATAACTATGAAAGGTATAGCTATATGATGTCCGTTATCAAAGAAAAAGCAAAAACTCTACGCACAAATGTAGAAGGGGTAATACCTAAGTTTTTTGGTTTTTTAAAATATATTTTAATAGCCATATTATCTGGATTAAGCTGGGTTTTATACTTCACTGGCTTAATTATAGATATTTGTAATCACTATCTAAAATTTATTAAACAAACAATAACAAAGGATAAAAATGTATAATGTAATATTATGGAAAGATAATGACAATGAAGACATTCATGTGTTTAAAAACAAACCTACATTTGATGATTTGTATAAACTTATTGGATGTGAATTAATTGAAATTACAAAAGGTTATACCGAAGAATTAGGTACTTTTGAAATGTATATGGATGAAGAAAGTAAATTTAATAATTTAAATTACCCAAACAAAAGAGCAACTGAAGCTTGGTATGCTTGGCAAAAAAGAACTAAAAGAACTTGTTTGCCTGGCGACCATATAGTTGGATCTGTTGCTATTGTTATAAAACAAAAGTTTAAACCAAAAGTATTAACTGAAGATGAAATTAATGCAATGAAAGGAAATTAATGGCTAACTGTTATTATCATTCGGTATCATCAGTAAAAAAATGGGGAGGTAAACCAGAAGATTACCAACCTATACATGATTGGATGGATGAAAGCAAAAAGTTAACTACGCATTTTGCACATAGATCATTAAGACATCATGCCGAAGGCTGTTTTGCTGCCGAAAAAGAATTTGGTCATACTATTATGAATAGTGATAACAAAGCTATTCCAGTAAGACTAATTGTAGAAAAACATATTATCGAAGATTTAGGATTTATTCCTAGCTTTGATGATTGGTGTAAAAACATAAGAATAGCATCATGGATGCGGAAAGGACAACATAAGTTATGATAGCAGAAACAATTAATTTAGTTGGAGAATTTATAAGTTTACCAACTAACCACAAACAATGGTGGGAAGAATATAAAAAAGGTGAAAAGTTTGCACGATTAATTAAAAAGAAAAACGCATTACCTTTAAAAGACATTTACAAAAAAATGTATGAAGATGGAATACATTATATATCACTACATTTTGAAGGTGGTCATGATGAAGGTGGTTTTGATGGAGATTTTTTATTTCAAGATAAAGATAAAAATGTAATCAAAGTTAAAGATATTAATAAATATGCTCCAACAGGTTGGATTGTTAATTACATTCCTTTAGAGTACACCTGTACAAAAGGTAAAGACAAAATCACTCAAGTATTTGAACATACACAAACTAACTATTCTGAAGTTAAATTAACTGAAGGTTGGTTAATGAACAAATGGTATGATTTTGGATTCTTAGAAGAATGGGGATCATTTGCATTTGAAGGTCATGTTCATGGTGATGTTATTGTATCAACAAAAGATGGATCATATAATGTTGATGCCAATGAAACATTTGAACAATATGAAAGCAAAGACTTTGAAGGGAAAATGTTTGATGACTAAAAAAGAACTAAAAGAATATATGAATTGGGTTAATAGTTTTGCTAATCAAAAAATTATTACCAATAAGACAACTAAACCAAAAAAGAAAGGTAAAAATGAAACCAATAAGAAGCAATGAACTAAACTACATTGATACACTTATACATGATAAGTTTAGAAATAGAAGACAAAACATTGAGTCAGAAATAGAAGCTGCTACTCAAAAACAAACTGATAAAAATTATAAATCATTTGTTGAAAAGTTAGGTCTTAAAGCTGAAATTAAAGCTTTCAAAGAAGCAGAAGATAAACTTAAAAAGTTTGTTTCTCAAAAAGAATCTTATGAAGCTAAATTATATTCAGCTAAACAAACAGCAGCTGGTAAGCTTGAGTCTAAGTTAAACTCATGGTCTTCTATAAGAGGATGGAAAGGTAACTATAATGATACAATGTCTATAGAAATTAAAGATTATAATAATATAGAACATTATTTAACTAAAGCTTGTAAGCAAGAAACTAAACAAGCAGTAGAAAAACTACCTAAATTTAAAGTAAAACATGATTTAGATTTACTTGAAGAACAAGCTAAAAATGTTTTATATTCTGGTAGAGATATAAAAGATGTATGGAGTCATTTAGGTCAAACATTTAAAACTTCTGGTATACCAGTAGCTGCACCTAAACAATTCTTACAATTAGAAAGTAAGTAATATGGATATAGATAATGAAATAAATTATCTAGCTGAAACTGATACTACCTTTGCTGAAATTATGGCAGAGGTAGAATATCAGCGAGATATGATAAAACATTACAAAGGAAGTTATGTAAATCAATCTGATGTAGCTGTTTCAAAAGCTATAGAAAATTTTTACGCTTCCGAAAGTTATGTTAATTCAATTAAAACAATTAATGCTCTCAATATAGATCTTCTTAAATTAAAAAATAAAAGAAGAACTGCCGAAATGAAAATTGAAATATGGAGAACATTAGAAGCATCAAGAAGGAAAGGTAATATATAATGTCAGAAAATAGTGAACTATATTTTTTTATAGGATTAAGAATAAAACAAGCTAGAACTAATACATTTGGTCATAGACTTATGACTCAAACTGAATTAGCTAAAGCACTTAATGTTTCGTTTCAACAAATTCAAAAATATGAAAAAGCAACTAATAAAATAAGTATAGAAAAGCTAGATAAAATAGCTCAATATACTAAAAAACCATTAGCTTATTTTCTTCCACATACAGTTGTAGATAGTACTACTATATCTGGTTGACAGCTACCGAAATATACATATACCTAGTAATTATGACAAATAAGGCACTAGGTGAACAATTTCATAATCAAGTGATACCCCAATTTGTAGCAATAAGAAAACAAATGGGTATCTCTCAATTAGAAATGGATGAAATATTAGGAGTAGCTAAAGGACTTGTATCAAAATGGGAGTGTGGTATAAGAAAACCAAGTGGCTGGTTATTCTGTTGTTGGGCAGAAGCACTAGATGCCGAAATTGTAATTAAAAAAAAAGAGGTAAAACATGACAGTTAATCCAGACTTAAATCCTGGTGATATAACAAATGATCCTATTGTAAATATAGTAGTCAAGAAAATTCTTGATAGACATATACAAGGTATGGAGAAATTTGGTAAGACTATGTCTAATAACAAAAGACCTATGTCAGAATGGGTAGATGAAACAATCGAAGAACTTCTAGATGCTGTTCACTATTTAACTAAGATGAAATCTATGTTTCAAGAATTTGATGCAGATTCAGATAAAGTTAAAACAGCTCTAAAAAGTTTAGAACAAGGAAAGACATCTACACATGAAAAAACAGAAACCCAAAGTTGAAGTAGACTACACACCTTATCACGTTAGACAACAAGCATGGTATATGTCATTGCTTAAATTCTATAAAACTATTGAGTATGATGATAAAGTATATACAGACTTTGCTACTAAATTGTTTTCAAATAAAATAGATTCAAAAATATTAAAACAATTAGATAGTCTTAGAAGAAAACACAATCAACAAGAAAAAAAGAAATGGGAAGATATAAAACGAAAGGGTGCAACTCGTGTAGGTTTAAGCTTCCGAAATATATACAGGAGTAAAGATGGCAGAACAAGATGAAACAATACAAGAAATACAATCCAGAAATAAACATAATTCTTTACAACAAAAAAGAATGCAAACAATTATACAAGTTGCAGGTCTTTTAGGTATTGAAGAATTAAAATATATTAACAATGAAATAGGTGATATGATTGCAGATATTGAAAGGAAAATAAATGAATAAAGATTTTGATCGTAAGACAGGCATTGGTGGATCAGATGCCACCAGGCTTTACAATGGTGATTGGCATGATTTGTATTTAGAAAAAATTGGAGAGAAAGAAGGAGATGATCTCTCAAATGTTTTACCAGTACAAATGGGAGTACATACTGAAGACTTTAATATTCGCTGGTTTGAAAAACAAACTGGCATTAAAGTTGTAGGTGAACAAGTTTTTATTAAATCTAAAAAATATCCATTTATGTATTGCAATATAGATGGTGTTCTCAAAGAAAAAAAAGCATTGCTAGAATGTAAGCATACCAACGCTTTTACTAATGAAATCAAAACAGCAGAAAAATACAAAGCACAAATACAACATTACCTAATGATATATGGTGCAGACAAAATGTATTTATCTATGTTCTTTGGTAATATGAAATGGGGACTAGCTGAAGTACTTCCAGATAAAACATTTCAAAATCAATTAGAATCTGCTGAAATATTGTTTTGGCATTTAGTACAAACCAAAACACCACCACCAGATTTTGTTGATTTTAATAACTTCAACGAAGATATAAAGGAGCATAACAATGGTAGAGAAATCATACCCTTACTCACCAGGCAGTCAGAAAGTTGATACATCAGTAGAAGCTGCCGAACTAATAAAAGAAGGTG